GTTCCTTTGTTACCTACTTCGCCTTTTTGTCCTTTATCGCCAGTAGTTCCTTTGTCTCCTATCTCACCTTTTTGTCCCTTATCACCAGTAGCGCCCTTATCTCCAGTAACACCCTTGTCTCCTTTGTCACCTGTGATACCTTTTTCGCCGACCTCACCTTTTTGTCCCTTATCCCCTTTGTCTCCTGTGATACCTTTTTCACCGACCTCACCTTTATCGCCAGTAGTTCCTTTGTCGCCTACTTCACCTTTTTGACCTTTATCACCCTGATCCCCTTTAACGCCTATCTCGCCTTTCTGTCCTTTGTCTCCGGTGATTCCTTTGTCACCAGTAATACCTTTGTCTCCTGTGGTTCCCTTTTCTCCCTGATCACCCTTGACGCCTATCTCACCTTTCTGTCCTTTATCGCCCTCTTCTCCCTTGACACCTTTATCACCAGTAATCCCTTTATCCCCAGTTTCACCTTTAGCGCCAGTATCTCCCTTGACACCTATCTCACCTTTAGCACCAACCTCGCCTTTGATACCTTTATCTCCTTGCTCACCTTTAGCGCCAGTATCTCCTTTAGCGCCAGTATCTCCCTTGACACCTATCTCACCTTTAGTTCCCTTTTCTCCTTGCTGACCCTTTAGACCTTTAAGACCTATTTCTCCTTTTTGACCCTTGTTTCCTTTATCTCCCTTTGCTCCAGGAAGTTGTGTAACACTACCCGTGGTAAGTATTACTGTATTAACAGGTGGTAATGTAACGTCGAAAACCAGACCACTTTCTACGGTAATTTGTACCGTAGTGTCGCCTGGCTTTAATACTACTATGTCGATGCCTTTGTCAGCCATTGATATGTTTATGAATGGTTTATGTTACAATATCCTGTACTACCTCAAAGGTTCCGTAGAACCAAGTTTCAACAGTACTATCAGATATCAGTGTAGACTGAAGCCCATATACATATGTGCCTGCATCTACATTCATGTTGGCCGCTGTGATTGTTACAGTGAGTTCTCCATTTATATTTCCTGTAATTGTAATATTTGAATCAGTAATAACAAGCGGGCCGTTATCGTATTCCCTAACCTCCATTTTGTATGTATAAAGGGTAAGGTCTAGTTTCGTTCCACTCGTGTCTTTTACTACAGCGTTCAATACAAACGTGTCACCACGACGTGTACAAATGTTTATCTGAGCAGCGTTGTTCAAATTTACATTTGTAGGGTTACTACATGAGCACGGACTATTTGAGCAGGAGCAGGACATCTTATGATATTGTTAGGTTGGTTACTATATCCTCACTAAGAGGTGGACGTTCGCCTTGACGTTGTGCAATTAATTTGCTTTGGGCCAACGCTTGTTTATCTATTCTTTGGTCTTTACGATTCTCTGACTCAGCATCTGCTTGCATACGAACTCCGCTTTCCACTTGTTGCTCAATCACACCATACTCTCCTTTGAGTTGTTCGATTTGAATTTTGAACTGATACTCTAGTTGTATGAGTTGCGCTTTCGCTTCTGTCTCTAATTGAATCCGCTGTGCTTCTATCTGGGCTTCGAGTTGCTTTTTTTGCATCTCCATTTGAGCGGCCACTTGTGATGCTTGTTGATTTGATTGAGATTGTATCTGCGCTTGCTGGGCCATCATCTCTTGTTGTTGCTTGATTCTTTTCTTTCTGCGAACCACCAAGAGTCTCTCTGCTTGTTCCACGTCTTTAATCTGGCGAATGGCAATCGCATCTTCAAGGTCAATTTCTTTTTGTCCAAGAGCAATCTGTATGTTTTGTTCTAGGTATTGCTTGTCCATTTCGTTCATCTCAGTAACAACCACTACGCCGAAGTTGTACATAGATAAGTTATCGAAAGAACTAAGCACGGCCATGTTGGTTTCTCCAACGGCATTTGTGTATACCTTATATAGTATACTGTCTGGTGGTATCACCTGTAGACAGCGAACAATATCATCACACACCTTTTGATAAAGAACCATCGCGGCATTAGTGATGTCGTATATAGCGTTGTTTCCAGCCTGTACTGCCATTTGATTTACACCCACTAAGGCTTCTCCTTTTGGAGTGGTTCCATCCATAACCTCATTGATACCGGTGGCATCTCTAATCATTCTTAGGTAGTGATTGTAAAGAGAAACAAGTTCTTGTATGTTTCTAATATTATTACCTATCTCTCTGACCGGTGGGTTTTGGAAACCTCCCTCTGGATTCTTGCTCCGGTAATAGAACACACCAGTTTGTTCGTAGATGTCTTGAATCTCTAGTGGCTGCAGTTCACCACCGCGCCCTAGTTGTACGTTCTCTAACCCTTCAATATCAATGATGAGTCCATCTGGTTTTGCTTTAGCAATAGATTGTTGTAGTTTCAAGTGCGTGATCTGGAGCATGTCAGCAAACCCTATAACAGAGGATACCATTGACTTAGGTATCATCCCACGGATATTAGTTGCTACAATGCTATATGATAAACGAGCACGTGAAATATCATGTACGTTCTTAGGTATGTTTTTCTTTGGCCCGTAGTTGTATAACTTCTCTGTACCCACAATGTAAGTACCACCATATACCGTAGCGTTCTTCATGTACACCGCTTCTCTGTTGTATACAGATTGCTGGGGTGCGTTGTATTCGTTTCCTTTAAAATAGAAACCTATGTTCCCGTATGCTGACTCCTTCTTCTCGTATATGATATCATCAACAGACATGAACTCAAAGTCCATCACTTCTATTTTGTACTCATCGTATCCTTGGCGATATCTTGTACCGGGTCTGTCGTAACCAGATCCTGTTGTAGAGAACTGAGTAGGGTTGTTCCCATACTTGTTCATTACAGTCTTAGCAATCTCCTCATACTCTTGCTCTGTAAACTGGTTACCAGCAATGCGCTTTAAGTCCATGATTGTTATGTACTTAAAATGACCAGCATAGGTTAGGTCAGAGAATGTTGGGTCGTCTGTATAGTTGTGTATAAATTTCTTTGGATCAACATACTCCTCGTTGATTCCATAGTTGGGGTCATTGCTTCTTTTGGCAACACCCATACCAAGAGTTGCTAGGTCTTCAACACAGCGACGGTAGATAGATTGATTAAAGTCATTCCACTTCAATGTCATCTCAGTAGCAATCTGAGCAGAGATTTCTGCGTCCGTCTTAATGTTGGTGTCTAAGAATATCTCAGTTTCTTCTGGTGTGTCTGGTAGTTGTCCAGGGTCTTGTTTAACACGCAGGCCTAGTGACTTCGCTTCCTCAATCATATCTCGATTCTCGATACGCAAGACGGTAGCGTTTTTCTTCTTATCCTTCTCTGTTCTTGAAAGGGGGTCAATGGCCTCAATTTGAGGGTATGGTTCTTTTGAAAGAATTTTGTTTACAACAATCTTAACAAACTTAGGTACAATAGGAACTGGCGTATAGTCTAGCGTCATCAAGGTTCCGTCACCATTGTTGTTATCGAGAGAGTTTAATATCTGACGATAGATAGATGTGTCTTGTGTTCCTTGCGCATAATCTCTACAGCGTTCCATTTCGCTGTTGCGTCTTCCATACAATGAGTTTTGATAGTCACTTCCAATCCATTGCGCAAACATAGCCTTTGCATATTGCAGACCATATTGCTTAGACATCTTCTCCTCAACACCAGATAAAGGATCTGGAAATGAGGATTGTCCATTTGTGTATTCGTTGTCCATACTTTAGATTGCTACTGTTGCAAATATACCTCTTATTATTTTCGTATAATTATCTGACCTTTACGGAAGAACTGCTTACTATTGAAATCTGATTTTGGCTTTTCGGGCCTATGACCTTGAGCCGCAAGAAGGGCTAGTCCGCTTGATATAGAAAGGTCATATTTTGTACGATCGTCTATCTTAAAGTTTACCCAGTCCTCTAGAGTTCTCTCGAAGTACATCTTTCCGTACTCTAGTGTCTGCTCGTTTAGACCGACGTTCGCGTGTATAAAAGATTCTATAGCCTGTGCGTGCGCTTGTATGACGTCTTGTGAGTTGGATGGTATGCCTTTAGTTTTTGTTTTGCTGCCGTAATTCGATGTAAGGTGAGCCGGTCTGTCTAGCAAGAAGTGGTCATAACCTCTTGATTCAAAGTGTCTTGCGATTCCGTATTTGTTATTCTCAATCAAAACAGGGTACCCATAAAACTTGGATGCCATTAATATGTCTTCATAAAAAATCTTTGCTAATGGTGGTCTTGAAGCGTACTCTGCTACAAACATATTCGATGGGTACTCAAGGTTGAATTTGTTAAAGAAATGACAAGCACCTTTAGATCCTCTCCCATCCACTGTTGCATCTATATCATAACTATCGACTCCAGCACATCCTAACCAGGCGTTCTCTGGTTTCTTTTTATTCCTTAACTCTACAGGTGGCATCCATGCTACTCTCCATCTTCCATTGGGATCAGGACTAAACACTACCTCTGTATCCTTCTGCCCTAGCGCCCAAACAAAGTTTCCTACAACCACAGGGTTCGGGAACAAATCCTCGTTGTACTCTACCTGTTCGTATATCTTTTGTACGTTAAACAGAGATGCCTTTGCACTATCTCTAAACGCTTCGGCTTCTGTAAAAGGGAACTGGCGTATAACCTCGTTTAGTTCGTAAGAGTCTCCAGACAAACCTTTTCTTTCATTCTTTAAGTAAGTCTTTGAACCTAGGCTTATATACTCACCCTCTAGTCCTATAATATTTTTTTCTAAATCCTCAACGACTGGCATGCCATGTTTATCGAAGAACCCTTCTAGTGCATTGTATGCTGGTATAAAACACCCATACAAACCACTCTTTGTCCTACCGTTTTCATTTCTGTCGTTTACATTACTTGCGTAGTACAGTTCTCTATACTGCCGACCCCCTCTGTCTAGAGGATTAACAGTGCTTCCTACCAATGCTTTGCCTACAATCTTTCTACCTACAAGCAAACAAGTTCTTTGTATTCGCCATGCTTCTCGTATATCATTACCTTTTTCCCACTTACCAGCCTCATCCAAATACAAGATGTGTAGTTTCTCTCCATCATAGGCATTGTTGGTTGTGTTCTTCCAGTTAATAATTGTATTAAGAGCCTCACCTCTTGATGAGGTTTTGTTCTTTTTGGTAATTCTTTTTGATGGCTCACGAAAGGCAAGTTCCATTCTGGGATTGGTAGTACCATCTTGAATAGGTTTAAAGAAAAAAGGCAGTGACTTATATATAGGCACCACCTTCTTCATGAATATATTTTCCTGTGCATCAGTACCTGTCTTAGACATGATGCCCAGTAGTTTCTCTTTAACCTGTGTTCCTTCGTTTACAAGCACTGCTGCCGACATGTTAGTGTATCCAGATCTACGACACTTAACATATACCTGTCCAACACATCTTGGGTCTGCTACGCAAGCATCAAGGTGTACGAATAGTTCTCTTTGAAAATCAAGGTAGGATGGGTATCCGATATCAATCTTACACCACTGTAAGAAAAAGTAGTGGTTTCCGGTAATATAGGTAGGTACCCCGTTGTTGTAAAACCATACTCCATTTCTGCGTCTCTTGTATTCTTCACTAATGTAGGGGGTGTGTTTGTTTCTAAACGACTCCGGCATAGACATCCACTCTTCCATAGACTTTACTCTTTTGAGTTCGTCTGGTAATGGTGTGCGTTGCCAGTGCTGTTCTTCCTTTGGCTTGTCGTGAAATAGTATGCCCTTTTTTCGAGGCTGCTTTGGTAACTGTATGGGTAAGCCAAAGCATAGACTGACTTTTCCCTGGGTTTTGTCCGCACATATGTTGACTACAGTGTCACCTTCTATCTCTACGAGTCCTGCCATTTAGTAATCCCAGTATATGAAGACTTGATTACTTTGAGTATTGCTCTGCGAATCCTCCCGAGTAATCTCTTTCCTCTTTAATTTCTCCGTCTTTCTTAAGACCTCTGATAAGTTGTTCGAGTCTTTCTCTTTCAACAATAAGTTCTTTAGCATCTACCGCTGTTTGTTTTATAGATTGCAACTCGGCTTTTCTTTGGGAGCCACTAAGTTCCTGGTCTACAGGCTTTTGTATTTCCTGTATCATATTCTCTATTGCAATCTGCATCGCCTGCATTAGGTTTACAGCGGTATCTATGTTGTTATACTTCTTCGATCTTGCCATGAATTGATTGTAAATAGGTTCTCCATAACTTCTCTCCATTCACCTCCATCTCATAGGACGAGTTCTTTCTGATCAGCACCTTGTCTCCAGGGTTTAATTCTAGTTCCTTCAACTTAGGCGAAGACCATCTGATGTAACCTTTCTTTTCTTTTGGTGGGTTAGCCTTGGGTATGAGTTCGATGATGTCACTCTTTATCGTTTCCTCTTGCTCTTCCTCTGGTTCTGGAGTAATGAATATCCAGTCACTAATCAACTCTATCTCTCCTGTGTCCTGGCATCTATATGCGTAGGCTTGACAGGATATAGGGTCTAGGTTACCTCCATAATGGACAACGTATATGTCGTCATCTGGGTTTATGAATTGACCACGCTTCTTAGTTTCTTCTAACTGAACTGTTTCCTCGTTCATCATCATGTGGTTACCACCAAGCACAACGTGATGATGGAAGTACATGGTATCCCCTACCTTAACATTCGTGTCGAATTTTACCGGTAGAGCCACAACCTCACCTTCCATTGTTCTATGGGCAAACTCATCCCACTTAGTGTCGATATATATATCTTCACCATTTAATTCAATAGTATCCTTAGTAATCTTAGGAACCCTTACTAAGAAGTGATAAAGGGATTTCATTCAAACTTAAGTTCCCCTTCTGGCTTTTTATCCCAGAGGTTTATTGCTATAGCCGATCTAGTGCCTTTTGTTACCGCTGTAACTCTGTGTTGCGTTCCTCCTGCGTCAAAGATGATTAACCTGTTGTGCTTTGCTTGAATGCGCTCTGGCTGTTTCTCTGGCCCGCTAGAGAATATCTCAAGGTATCCACCTTCAATATCCATTTCTACCGGATAAAACACCGTGCCAATAATAGGGCTTGACAGTTCACTCTTTGACTTCCAAAGTTCTTCGTCTTTGTCTAAGTGCATGTCGAGTTTATCGGTGCCTGCTCCTTCACCGAACTGACCAGTCCAGTATTCAAATCCATCTAAAGAAACGGATGGGTACATAGGGTAGTCTCTCCATATGTATGATATCAACTGTTTCTTTATGGTATCGTCTGGTGAGTTCCACCATCCGTTCCACCAGTGATAGGTTCCGTTCTCCGAGAAGAACTCTTTCTTGTTCTCCTCAAGTTGCTTAAGGAATAAAGGGTCTTTAATAAAGTTGTCTACTACAATCATAGGAATTCACAATCATGTTCGATTAATACTGGCATATCTTCAACAGTTTTCCAGAGCATGGTGCCCTCTTCTGCGTTATATATGTACACAAGGTAACGCCTTATTCCGTATTTAACAAAACATCTTTCATCCATGATTATGGAATCAATCACTGACAACCCTGCTTTTTGACCTACATAGTAGGCCATAGCGTCTTTCGGGTTTGTCCCGATAATAATTTTTCTAATAAGTTCCATTCTATTTATTTAACCAGTAATCTATTTTACCTGGGTCACCTTCGTCTTCGTCTGTGAAACGTGTTTCAAAAACTTCATCTAAAGTCTCTGACATTAAATCATACTCGTCTAGTGAAGCCATGTGCATACCTGTCATCAACTCATACTTTTCATCGTCCTGATCTGACTCTGGCACAAAAATACCAAAGCAATACAAAGAGAGGTATTTTTCTTTACCTCCATAGGATTCCATGATGTCTTCTATCTCCTCTAACTTCAGCCTTATAAATTGGAATGCTTCTCTTCTTTCGTTGTGGTTCATTATAGTGATGTATTATCTCCTAACCATTCAACCTGCATTGAAGTTTGCGTAGCGTATACATTAACCCCATTTCCACTTGCTAGTCCTTTTAGTTGAACTTTATATCCCTGCTGTCCATCTGAATAATAAATAGCATTGAGGGTATGTGTGCTTATTTTACCTGCTTCTGCCGGTAAAGTTATTGAACGTAGTGTTAAAGGAGAACCCGAAGAATTTAATACTATACTGAAATCACAGGCAACGGTTTGTATCACCGTTAGCGTTGCCGTAATTCTAAACCATCCTTCAATCTCGTTGATCAAAACAGAATCTCTTGGATCATCAACTTGTGCTAAACTTAAAGCAGGGGAGCCACCAGTATTTGTCTTTGTTCCGAAATATACTGAACTACCCGTCGCTGTGGTTGATGTAGTCGCAGATGAGTCCTCGTATATCTGTGCAAAGGAACCAACAGCAACAGTATTTGAACTGCTTAATTGTTGAGTGGATTCTTGACGAGCAAACATTATGCTTTGCTCCGGCGTGGATATAGCATTACCTACTGAATTTACTAAGTCTACTTGTTCAATATACTTATAAGCGCTTGCGCTTTCGTCCCATATCAAATACTTGTCTGCATTTGCAGGAGATGTAATCTGTCCTAAGTTACCTGCGTCTTGTAGTTCAACCGTGCTCCCTGTTGCTGACAGAGGAGTATTCGCTGTAATAGATGCGGTTCCAATCGGGTTTGTATTGAGGTCACGAGTAACTACCACGCCAGAAGTACTAAGCATTAACGCTTTAGTAATACTGGTTGATGTAGAGGGTGTTCCTGTTATCTTTAATTCCCCAGTAGTCTCTACTGTATCGGTAGAAAGTTTGAGCGCACTGTTGTTTCCGGCTCCGTCTTCTACCACTTGTTCTGATGCTGAAAGTTGCGCTGACTCAAGTTTAAGTAACTTGTCAAACGTATCCTTTATTTTATTTCCACTAAGTGATGCCATAGTATTACTTTTACCTAACAAAGATACTCATATGCCCAAAAGTACTGTAAGCCGAAAGAAGAAGTTTAGAGAGTTCTCTAAGATTGATAAGAAGTATATCCAGGAGAACGGTATGAAGAACCTGCACTTCCTGTATCTGGATGCCAAGCAGAACATGGATCTGGGAAAGGCTGAGGTGGATTTACTTTTCTTTATCTATGACCTGGAGTTCTGGACGATATCCTATGTTTCAGAGACTATGAATAGAAGCCATAAGAAGTTAGCGGATAGATACGTGTATCCATTAATGAAGAAGGGATGGATATACAAGCACTTCGATAAACTCACACCGAGCCAAAACATGGAAGACCATTTCTTTAGAGATGAAACTAAGATGAATTACAGGGTACGGTATGCTTTGACACAAAAAGGCAGGCTCAATGTGGCCCGCCTATATAGAAAGATGAGGGGTGAAGAACCGTTTAACCTTTCTTCGCCTTCCGAGCAGCATCCATAGCAGGACTGCTCTTCCCTTTATCGTGTGTAACTAATCTAAACGGTGCCTCTGGTGACGCTCCTTTGTGTGGCTTATAGTCGCCCTTCATTAGAAAGTGGCGTCCACCCTCTGTCATCCAGTGGTATCCCTCTGGTGCTTTTACCTTAACGCTCTTGTTTGTCTTCTTTAGTTTCATTTCTTCTTGCGTTTACGGAAGGGGAAAGGTGTATCGTACTCCTTGATGCGTCCCTCTGGTAGTTTATCTACATCGACACCACGCACCTTGGCCTTCTTCTTTTTCTTGGGGTCTCCTGTTCTATATTTCATATTACAAATATACTATCTTTACCCTTATGGAACTACGTGTAATAAGA